CTATAAATATTGGGTGGCTAGAGTCCCCGATCTACCTACCGTGCCAACGGCTGTCCGAGTGTTGACAATCTCTCCCCGCTCACTGATACGCCCTCGAAATTCTAGCGGGCCATTAAGTAGTCCGCCGACAATCTCGACCTTGAACCACAGTGGTTTATTCTTAGGCGCCGCGGAGAGGTCCAGCTTTTTCCACTGTCCGCGACGGGTGTGTCGCCACTCAATCCCGAGAACGTCTGTCCAAGCTTCCTGGCTCATTCTGGCGGCTCCACGATTCTCAATTTACGGCTGTACGTTCGGTGCATCTTATCAGACCGATGCCCCGCATCCTGCCTCTTCTGGTCACTGTAGCCCGAGGCCTTGAGGTCATGGTAGGTGAAGCGCTCCCCGCCCTGGGCTACCCAGTCCCGCATCGCCCGGCCCCAGGCTGTCTGGAAAGCGTTCTGACGGATCGGCAGGCCTCGCTTGTTGTGGATCAGGAATACCCCACCGATCGGGCTGGGCGCCTTCGGATTGTACGCCGCGCACATTTCCAGCGCGGCCTTGAGCCGTGGCGTGATTGCAGTAATTTCACCCTCCGAGCCTTTCGACCGGGATAGGCGCAAACCCTCTGGCAAAATATCTGACTTCTTGAGCTTTGAAACTTCCCCCCAGCGACCACGACATAGGTAAGCAAGCTCCATGAAGAGGGGTATATAACCGGTGGTGGTTGCCTTAAAGGCCGCGAACTCCGCTTGAGTGACATATCTGGTCCTCGCTTCCTGTTTGTTCAATTCGACCCCGACGCAGGGGTTCTCGGGCACGTGTTCGTAGCGATTCAGTGCCCAGTTCCAAGCGGCCTTGAGGTATTGCACCTGGCGATTCGCGGAGATCGGCGCGTGATACTTGTCCAGGTACTTCTGGATCGCGGTGCGCTTGATCTTGACCAGCAGCGCGCCGCCGAACGGCTTTCCATTGGCCATCGGGTAGGCCAGCAGGATCGATCGATACCCCTCGTAATCCTCCCGGGTGCGTGGTTTCAGGGCCTTGAACTTCGGGCTGGCGTGGTACTCGCTGAGCAGCCAGCGAAGCGTGTTGTTCTCCTGGCGCGTCTCGCGCTCGTAGGCCTCGTACACCTGCGCCACCGTGGAGTCGGTAGGGCAGAGGTTCACTTCCTTGCCGTACTTCCTGGCGCCGTTCTCCATGCCCAGATAGGGCCGGTAAATAAAACCGTATGTTCGCCGGTAGACAAATTTGGGCAATGCGGCATTGATACGGCGGCGGGTGCGGCTCATGAGAAATCTACGTCCTCGGCATTTTCCTTGAACAAGTATTTCTCTATAGCAGAAAGCGTGGTAATCGGCCTCTTTTTCGCATCGCGATCCCAGCGGATGCGGCGGTCATTCAGCCACTTGATCACCTGGCACTCCTGGCTGGCATTCAGGAACGCGCGCAGCTCGTCGTAACTGATAAGCGTGCTGGGGGGCCTGATCTGCGGATGGCGGAGGTGGTCGGTCATGCTTCCTCGCGTGGCTTGCTGTCTCTGCAATTATTCCTGTAGAAACCGAACTCCATCCCGCACACCCCGGCCATGTCTTCAGGTGGGTGAAACTTCATCTTGTGGCCCTTCGCGCACGGGTTGTATTCGTCCAGATCGTCGTCACTAAGGTCGCCAGCGGGTATAAAATGCACGCAATCATCACACCACTGCTCTGGCGGCTCCTTTGCAGTTCGGGCTCGCTCCCGCCGGGCCAGCTCCGCCAATAATTCATCGTCTCCATGTTCATGCAGGCTCAAGATTTGACTCCGCATCGTTCATCAATACGCAATGCCATTCGGGCATTCCTCGTCGGGTATCTCGTGCCACCGGATGCACCGGCGGTAGATGTTCTTTCCGTTCACGATATGCAGCCCTTCGGCATGGACAGGGGTGCAGATCACCGGCCCGACTGGCTGGCCGTCTTCGCCCTCGTAGAACAGGACAACAATCTCTCCCGGCGCCGGCATGTTCGCCAGATCGTCGTTGTTTTTGGGGTAGTGCCAGCCGGGGGTGAGCCAGAGCCGCTTACAGATTTCCAGGTGATCCTGCGCAATTAGATGTAACTCTTTATTCATTGCCGCCGATTCTTCGGGGGTAAGTTTTGGCAGTCGTGCGAACCCGAATGGATCGCGCTCCCGATTCCAGACTTCTAGTGGCGCTCCAGCCTTGCAATCAGCACACTCCAAAGCATCAACCTCTTCGTGGTCAATAATCCAGAAGTTAGAATCGAGGCGATTGCTGCCGCAGGAGGGGCAGGGATTCGGCGTAACTATGTATTGAGCGGCGGTCTCGGTCATTTGGAAATCCCATCTTTTGGTTCTTCGGTTGGTGCTCTTTTTCCAGAAAGTAATTCACCGTTACCTGGCGCGCCGATAGTAGCCAGAGCAACAACCGCTGACCTGCGGAAATACTTCCGATTGCGGATTCTCACTGCCGGCGCAATGATTCCGTCACGCTCCCAGCGCCAAAGAGTTGTGGGTGTGATGCCGCCCAAAAGGCGGCGCGCGTCTGTTGAAGAAATAAGCGGGTCATCGATTATGTCCATGTGGTTAGTTCCTCGGTGCGCTCGCAAGCTGCCCGTTTTTCCTCATTCGTTGTATTGCCAAAGCAGCGCTAATATTTTTCTTTGTAGTAACAAGGCGCGGGTGCGTATCCATTATGGAATCCCGCCATACCTTTGCGGTGCTATGCGGCAAACCTGGCCAGAAATTATTGTAAATAACGGTGTCGAATCGCTGTTTCCCGGCAAGGCTTCTATAGGATGTAAAGTAAGGATTCGCACGCTGGTTCATATATTCAAGTACGCTGCCAGCTAACTCCGGCGAAATAGCTTCACCCTCTCTAAAACCTTTTCCGCGCGCGTAGTGATCCGTCAATTCTTCAAATAGTGCAGAGTAAAGGATTTGACCCCTGTGTTTTGAAATGTCCGGGGATCTGAGTTTTTGCTCGGCGATCAACTCCATGGCCCCGGCGCCTTCCCGGCCCCTCAACAGGTTAAAGGCGACCACGGTGTTATCCTTAAAAGCGGGCGAGTACATCAAGGCGCCCAGCATTGTCATCACTTCTTGCGAAAAGCCTGACATCATATCCGCGAATACGACACCCACAGGCCTGTCATGCGGCCATGCTGCCAATATGTCCATCAAGTTCCCATGAATTGCGACCTTCCCCTCCGCTCTGATTTTTTTCACAACAGCCATATCAATATCTACTGCCAATAAGTTATTTGGGTTAAAGCCTTTGCTTACGGCCACCGGCCGATCGCTGTCATCTGACGCGGAAAGATACAGCACGAGCGCATCCTTTTTATTTGGGACTCTCTTGGCGATTTCGTTCCAGCAACGCCGACGCCAGTTCCGCTTTTGGCCGGCCGCATAGTAGGTGTCGTGCTCACGCAACATCGTCATTTCCCTTGCAGTACAGCGTGATTGCATCCAAATAGTCTTGTGGTATCGGCACTACATCTAACCGAATTCCCCTGAAGTAATCGCCCTCCGCAAACCCGCCGGCGCACCGACCAACCTCTTCGGCATTGCGGATAAGCGACTCGAACTGCGCAAAACTTTTGAATGCTTTGACCAGGCTGCCCATTCTCAGGCTCAGCTTTAATTCATCGATGGCCCACACCAGCTCCGTGACCCAGTGCGCTTGGCGCGATCTGTCACGCCAGGCGCGGTGGCATATCCGCAGTACCTCGGCGGCTTGTGCCCGCATATCACTACCGATTGAATACTTGTGATAGCGCGCGAAGTCCCGAACGGCTGTCTCGATATCGACGAGCAGCCGCTCGGCTTTCTTCGCGATGTCCGGGAGCTGGTGTGGCTTCATGTAAAAGACTCAGAAAACCAAAAAGCTACTGACCGGCGCGCACCGCACGGACGCACGCGCGGTCGTAGCGGAGGGAGTCGTAGACAAGGCCGTAGGAGAAGAGCACGACCCAAACCGCCGCTTCGTTCCATGCAGTGGGCGTACTCGACCAGTACCAATTTGACTCGGTATCGGGAAAGACCTCTACATCAATCGCGGGCGCTTCGCGGGTGTGGTCCGCCAGCGAGAATAGCTCCTTGATGGTCGGCAGGCGCCAGCCTTCACCAAGCACCTTGAGCGCGTCCTCGTAGGTAACATCTTTGGCAAGCGTTTCCTTGGTCCAGGTGAGGCCGGTTTCATTATCGGTGATGGTGCCGTCTTCGTTCTGTGTAAATTGGGGCATTGTCGTTTCCTCTGGGTTGGATTCAAAAAGACACAATTACTGACCGGCGCGCACCGCACGGACGCACGCGTCGTCGTCGCGGCGGCCGCTGCAGACATAGCCGAGGCCGAAGAGCACGACCCAAACCGCCGTGTCATTCCATGCGCACTCGGTGCTGGTCCAATACCAGGTGCTTTTCGTGTCGGGGTATTTTTCAACGTCAATAGCCGGATTATGACGGGAGAGGTCGAGCAGGGACTCCAGCTCAAACCGGGTTGGCAACCTCCATCCTTCGCCAAGAGCCTCAACTGCTGCCAAGGCTGCTTTGTAGTCGACCTCCTTCCCGTCCAAAAGCGTGTCGCTCCATTCGAGCTCGTCAACGACTTGCGCGACAGAGGCCGCCTGCTTTTCCGCTGGCCGGATGGTGATATGGACCGAGTCTCCTACAGAACTGACTTCGATTTGATTCATGGTGTTTCCTCGTGAAAGTGAACGTTGTGGATTGTTCATGCGCGAGCCCTCTGGTTCGCCCTGGTCACGAGCTCCGCTGTCAGGATCGCGGCCTTGCGCGCCTCGCCGGTCGTCTCGTTCATTTTGGTTTTGTTCATGTACTGCAATGCTGCCCGCGGCACGCAGCGCAGGTTTTCGATCTGGACGTTGGCCCTGTCGCCATCGAGGAACACGACTGCATGACCTTCTGGTATCGGGCCGTTGGCGGCTTCCCAGATCAGGCGGTGCTCAAAAGCCCACCGGCGCGCAGGCATCAGCGAGGGGTCGTCTGTGACTTTGCGCTCCATGTAACCATCCTTGCTGATTCGGGTGGATCCGATGGGCACATAATTTCGAGCCAGGTGCGGTGGCCTACCCTTCTTGAATCGCGTCTCTGCAGACCTCCCGCCCGCCTGCCATCCCTTCACACCCTTGTTTGGCGGCACCTGCCCGGGCTGAAACTGCCCTGTTCGGCCGCATTTGACGCCGTGGTTTTTGGTCAGGGCGTACAGCTGTTTTCTGGTGTAGCTGGTGCCGAATTCCTTGTTGAGCAAGTGCAACACGTCCGTCAGCGGCATTCTCGGGTATGCGTCCTTGATGAATTCAAAGTGCGCGGCCGTGAACAAGCGTAACGCGCCCTTCTTCGTGCCAGGCTTTCTGCCAGAGCGAATGCCCTCGCGCCGCAGCGTGCTTTTGATTCCCGTCACGGTGCGTTGCTGGCCCCACCTAACGTTGAATGCTGCGGTCAGCTCTGCGCACGACATCGAGGCGCAATGCTCACGCAACCAGGAGACCTGCTTGGCGGTGTAGGGCTGCCTCATTTCGTGTCATCGAGGCCGAGCATGGCCGGGGCAGTCCCGCCGCATTCCCTCTGGATACGGAAGGCCTCCAGTGCCAGCTTGGCGTTGCCGACGATTTCCCGGGCCACGTTGGCCACGGCCTTGCCGCGCTCTATCTCCTGCTTCAGCTCGTCGCCCGCCAGGGATTCATCGCCCAGGCGCTCCAGCTGTGCGAACAAATGGTCGTTCAGGTCTATAAGTTTGTTCTTCACCTGCTGGCCCTCAAATACTGCGACCAGTGCTGGCCAAACCATGATCTGAAAGCCCTATAGAAATGCTCGACGTCGGCATAGCCGCATTCACTGGCCAGCCGCTTGGCGTTGATGTTAGGGCGCTCTGCAACTGCAGCCTCGACACGGCGTTTCTTTTCTGCTTTCACCAGCGCTTCCAGCGTGGTGCCTTCCTCGCGCAATCGGCGGCGCAGGGTCGTGCTGCTCATTTGCATGTGCTGCATGACGTCTGCGGTGTAGTTCCGGCGCAGGGTAGCGAGGGCAAGATAATCAGCGACTCGTTGCGTGGTCGTCATAAAGCGACCCACCCGACGACCACGGCAGCAACTGCCATCACCATCACTGCCCGAATAAATACCAGCGCAACGTGCTCGCATTCGCAGGGGGACAGACTGTGTCGCTGGAACTTCATACCAACCGCACCCCGCGCTGGCGCTCCATGAGCTGCAGGTGGTTGTGGCGTTCGGCGTGGGCGATCAGCGTACGGCGCCGGTAGGCCTCGGCCTTTTCCCGCACCTGCTCTTCGCTGTATCCGAAGAACGTGCCGTCAGCGGTGGTGAGCTGGTGCCAGGTGGGGCTGATTTGCCGGTGCCCGATGATGACCGGCTTGCGTCGAGTGTTCATGCGGCCTCCCTTGCCCACTGTTCGCAGTGCGCGTCGGTAGCGGCCTTGATGTCGAATGTTTTGGGATCACCTGGAAGCGGGTAGTAGTCCGCATCGGTGACGATCAGGGTGATGGGTATCTGCAGAAGGTTGTTGTTCATTTCCCTGCTCCGGTTTTATTGGGGCTGGGATGAATACTAGCCGCGCTATTAATTAGTGTCAATAGCGCCGCTAGTTATTATAAGGAATATTTCACAGCAGGGGTGAGAACGCGCGTCAGGTGGGCACAAAAAAGCCCGCACTGGGCGGGCTGGATTTTGGGGGCGGCTAACTAGTAGTTGCTGAGGGCTTGCTCTGCCTCGATGTCCCGCTCTGAGCAGTGCAATACCATCGCGAACCCATATTTCCGCATGCGATCCAGGCATGCCGATACAATGGGGCCGTGCTCCGCATTGAGAGCGTTTAGCTTTGCGACAGCTTCAATGTCGCGGTCTACACAATGCTTCACCATGGTCGCTCCGTACTTGGTCATTGATTCACGGCAGCGCGCCATGATCTCTTGCTTCACGTCCTCCGTTGCCGCGAGGCTATCGATGAAAAGGAAGCTTGCGAAGAACAACCACGATTTTTTACTCATATCCGAACTCTCCTTATCAGATGTGTTTCAAATGGCGACAGGTCGCCGTCGTGAGTTTGCTAAAACGATAGTCTGGGCTATTTTCAAATTGTCACCTGCCCATGAGGGCCGACAACATGGAATGTTTATGTCTAATAAGAATCTTGAACAGGAAATCGCCCAAGTGCTATCGAAGCAAACCCCGGCGCAGTTAGAGGAGGCGTACGCGCTCGTCGTCAAACTGGTCATTGCTAACGGCCTGCCTCCTCCGCCTTCTCCACAGCGGCCCGCAGCATCGCCAGAAACCACTCTTGCTGGTCCTCTGGTAGACGGCTCGCCTGTGCCATGATTTCCGCCGCGCGCGAGGATGTCGCGGCTAGGGCGTAGGCTTTAGGTGCGAAGCGCGGGGAAACCTCTGCCGCCTCAAATCCGACGATGGCGGCCAGCACTTGAACTATATCCGCGTTCAGTTTGGTATCGCTGCTGGTGCTGATGTATTGCCAGATGGCGCCTTGCCCCACCTCATCACCCCTGTGCTGGGCGACCAGCTCTCCGAGCTTGGTCTGGGTTAACTTCCCCTGACCGGGATGCGCGGCCTGCCACGCTGGGGCATGCCTTTCAATCAGATCCCGGAGCCGGGCTTTTTCTGCCCGTTCCTCATCTGTCAATGCTGGTCTGGTCTTTTTCGCCATTTTCATAGTGAATAGCTCCGCTGGTTAAACAACAACTAGCGCGGCTATTGACAATGAGAAATAGCGCCGCTAGTATTTTCCACATGACACAGAAAACACTTAGCGAATACGTCGAAGCCCATGGCCAAACCGAGACTGCAAGGCGTGCAGGCCTGTCTCAGGGAGCCATATGGCAAATGCTCCAGAACGGCAGACGGGTGTTCGTCACTGAAATTGATGCAGAAACGGTTGAACTTGAAGAAGTCAAACCGATAAAGCGCAGCACCGTTGCATAGAAACTTCCCCGTCTCCTGACGGGTTTTTTGTATCCAAATTCCTAGAGGAAACTCAAGGAAAGTAGAGGAAACAGAAAGTGGAGCAAATCACGATTAACTACGACGCTGGCCAAGTGGATTCCTATGCCACGGCGCGTGAGTTTGTCGCGCACCGCGCTCATTGCCAGGGCCGGCCGCTGAAAGCGATCGCGGCTGATATGGACCTGTCGCCCTCAGACCTTTCCAGAAAGTTCGCACAGGCGCCAGGCGATTCCCGGCGGTTCACGCTGGACGACTTTGAGCGCTACATCGAGACGAATGAAGACGTCGAGCCGGTGTTGTATCTGGTTGAAAAGTACCTGACGGGGAGTGATCGCATAGCGGCGCTAGAGGCCGAAATTGCTCGCCTCAAGAGGGGCGGCGTCAAGGTAGTGAGTTGATGCCAGCGGCATGAAGTAGCCGCCTTCAGCCGGGGATCCCCACCGGCGGCGAAACGGGAAGCCGGGTTATTGCAAGTGACCTAGTAGCGGTTGGCCGCCGTGGCGATCAGGCCATTTATATAACAGCGGGGGAGTCACAAATGCTGAAACTCAAAAGCACCGGCCAACAAGTGTTCGAGGTGCCTGTGGCATCTCGCGAGGGCTATTTGCATGTGTTGCGACCATTCGCGCATGTGTCGCGCGCCGGCAATCGCGGCGAGGTGATTCTGGTGCGCAGGGATCGGCTGCTCAAGGCGGAGTAGCGGCAGCAACAGCAGAAGCGGTTGGCAATAAAAATTATCGGGAGATTGGCGGAGTGAGCGCAAAAGCAACGGCCTGGGCATGGGACCAGGTGATGAAGTCGCATTCATCGAAACTGGTTCTGCTGTGCCTGGCGGATTCACACGACGCCTGCAGTGGTCGGATCGATACCGACCTCGGGCATATCACCCGCATGACTGGCCTTGCCACGACGACCGTCAGAACGGCGCTGGCTGGGCTGCAGAAGCGCGGCCTGGTGGTGGCTACGGGGCATTCGGTATCGCCGCCCGGGTTCAATCTCGAAATGGCCCAACAGCAGCCAATTGCTTGACCGCGATCAATGACAGGTACGCGATCGTCCCCATCGAGTCGTTCTACGACAACGATCTGACGCCGGCGGAATTTCGGATGCTGTCGGTGCTGTATTCCTTCCGCGACAAGAACGCGAACACCGTCTGGCCCAGCCTCGATGCGATCGCTGAGCGGGCCGGGTACTCCGACATCACCCAGGTGTCCCGCATGACGACAAAGCTGGCCAATAAGGGCTGGCTGAACAAGTCGAAGCGCAAGCGTGTGAGGGGTCCGAACGTCTACGAGCTGACTGTTCCTGATCGCATTCAGCTTGGCCGTAACAGTCAAGTTGACTCTCTGCGTCAAGTTGACATTTCAGAACGTGCGGTGGGTGCTTCACAAAGTCAAGTTGACGCAAACAGTCAAGGTGACATTTCAGAACAGAATTCCACAGTCACCTTGGCGCAAACGGTCAACAGTCAACTTGACCGTGACGGTCAACTCTCTAGTGAACAGACCATTAGGAACATACCAATACTTCAACAGTATTCAGAACCTACCGGTTCTGCCGCTGGCGCGGCGAAGCCTGTTGATAAATCCCGACTGGAGCGACTGGAGCGATTTTACGACGCCGACGACCAGGACCCGCAATCAGACGCCGACAACCTGTTCACCGTGGGGGTGAAGGTCCTGTCGAAATACCAGATTCCGGAGAAGCGCGCCCGCTCGATGTTCGCGATCTGGCAACGGGAGGCTGGGCTGGGGGTGACGCTTGAGGCCCTGACTGAATTCGTCTGCACCACGCCGCCCAGCGATCCGATTGCTGCGATAACCACGCTGGTCAAGAACCCGAGATCGGCCATGCCGAAGGACTGGGCGCCATCACCGGCCGCACTCGCGCAGCTCCATTCGTTTGGTATTCCGCCCGAAGTGGCGAACGCGGCACGGGCGTATTTCAAGCTGTGGGTTTTGGAGCGGGAAATCACGAGCGCAGATTTCGACGGATGGTTCGTGCGCTGGTGCGCGCGTGATTACGAGGATGCCGAGCTGGACGTTCACCGGATGAAGGGGTGGTACGGCAACGCGGTGCAGAAGGAATTCAGGGAACCAGCAGGGGGAACACTATGACGGCAAGGGCAAGACGCACCGATCCACCGAGCTCGCACGGCGCTATCCGTGACCTGTTCGACACAGGCCGGCAGGGCGAGCAGCACGTGGCTGCCCGGCACCTGGTCGAGCAGAACCCCGGCAAGAGCTACCTGCGCCTGCACGAGATCCACGTCCAGGAGAGCGAGCGCCCCGGCGGGAGGCTGATATTCAAGAACCCGCCCGCACTGATGCGCCGGCTGGGCGAAGTGGCCGTGAAGGGCACCCCGGCTTACTGCTCGATTGCCGATCGCAAGATTTCGTCATGGTGGCCGAAATGAACGGGCGCTATAACCCAAACCTTCCGCTCGCAAACGATCAAGTGATTGCCCTGGTTCGCGACTACCTCCAGAACAGCGACCTGCATCGAACCTGCGGAGACTTCTGCGAATCCATCGGCGTACCGTCCACGACCGTGCAGTTTCGGCTCAAGCAGGGTGGCACCTGCTGGCGAACCCTGGTGCGCGAGGAAAAGTCGCGCCGACTTGAGCTGATCCTGCAGGAGCCCGGAAAGCTGGACCCGGGCGACGCTGCGGAGCGGCTGGGATTTGCCGAGACGACGACGTTCTACATGTTTTTTAGCTCAACGATGGGCGAAACCTATACGGCGTACCGGCAGCGGACGTTGTGCAATTTCTAATTTCACGTGGAACAAATGGGGGTGGAACATGCGTAGCGAATCACTGGTGAGGCTGGATGCGGAACCGGCCCGGCAATTCAACAACGAGCAACTTCGCCAGGAGCTGGCCGCACAGGTCAACGAGTACCTGGCACGCGGGGGTGCAATCCAGACCATTCCCAGCCACGTGGCGGTCCGGCCGACGCTGCGGTTCGACCTGGGCCCGACCAGCGACAGAACGCGCGCGTTCCAGTACGGCCGGGGCCGGTAGTGGACGAGGCCGACTTCTGGGACCTGGTGTTTGCCTGCGCGATTGCCGGCGGTAGGAGCCTGGTTGCCGCCGTTGGCGTGGCAGACGACGCACTCGAGATCAGGAGGCTGCGGCGTGGCGAAGAAAAGCCCGACGAAAGCGGAACGTGATCACCTTGCCAGGGTGGCGGCACTGGGATGTATAGCCTGCCTGAACTTGGGGTATACGGGCACGCCGGCCGAGATTCACCACATCACGAAGGGGGCGGGAATGGGACAAAAAGCGAGCCACTTCGAAACCATACCGCTGTGCTTCCATCACCACAGCGCGCAGGGGCAGGACGGATTTCACAAGTACCCGGAGACCTGGCAACTGAAACACGGCCGGGAACTGGACCTACTGGAGCAGGTGAGGGGGATGCTGTGAGCGCACTGGATCGCCAGGTCGGCGGGCAACATTACAAGTCCCTGGCGATACAGCCGGTGGAGTTCATCATGGCCAACCAGATGAATTTCAACGAGGGGAACGTCGTCAAGTACGTGACCCGGTGGCGAGAGAAGGGCGGCATCGAGGATCTGCGCAAGGTTCGGCACTACCTGCAGTTCATCGAGGAAGACACCGACTACACGGAGATGCTGGCCCTGGTGCGCAGCTGGTGCTACGCCGGCGCCTGGTGGCGCAACAAGATCACTGCCGAGAAGTACATCACCGAGAACAAGCTGGGCCTGGAGGAAGGCGGCGTGGTGCGTCACATCACGGCCTGGAGCAACTCTGGCGCCAGATACGAACTCACTGCAGCGATCAAGTGGGCAGACGAGCTGCTCGCCAAGGCAGCGGCATGAGCGCACTGGAGAAAAGTCTCACGCTGCAGATCCGCGCGCGGCAGCTGCCCCTGCCAGAAAAAGAATACCGCTTCGCCATGCACCACGTCGGCGGCGGCGAAGGCATCCGAAAGCGGCTGAAGGCCGCAGGGCTGAAAGACTGGCGGTTCGACTTCGCCTGGCCAAGCCAGATGCTGGCGGTGGAAGTGGAGGGCGGCGCATTTACGGCAGGCCGGCATACCCGCGGCGCCGGATTTCGAGAGGACTGCATCAAGTATCACCACGCAATGATGTTGGGCTGGACGGTGTACCGCTGCGAGGCCTGGCTGGTGCAGCACGGGCATGTGATGGATTTCCTGAAGCGATTCCTTAAACCGGAGGCAGCATGAAGAATCCCAAAGTAGTGTTTTTCAAAGACGCGAAGAAAAAATGGCGCTGGAGCCTGGTTGCGGCGAATGGCCGGAAGCTGTGCACGCCTGGCGAATCCTTCAGCAGCAAGTTCAAAGCAGAGCAGAATTATGAGCTTGTTGCCACGCTGCTTTTCAATGACAGATTGAACGACAGCGTGAACCGGGTTTACGAATGAGCCAGCGTTCGGAGCTGTACTGCCTGCGCTATGCCGTTCCGCTGATGGCGCTGATCGTATGGTGCCTGCTCTACGGTGTGCCTGGGTTCGCGTTCTCCGAAGTGCCGCCGGGTGACATGCAATGCGCCGAGGTCACAGGCGACGATGGCGATTCCGCGACTGACGACACGCCATACCCTAATGATCGGTTTATCTATATCCGCTGCACGTTCCCGCCGATCATTTCCAAGTATGTCCGCAGCGATTCTTCTCATTCGCAATACGCCGTCATCATGGTGCCGCGCTACCCGCTCAGGAAGCTGGGCTGGACGATCAAGACAGACGGATACAACGCTCGCCCCACAAATTGCAATACCTGGCCGGACGCGGATTACAACGCCATCGTCATGCGCCATTGCCCAGACCATTACCCCGATGCTGCGATCTATCAGGGCAGCAGTGGCACGGGCTCCTGGGGCGGTCCAGTGGCTGGTGAGAACCCGCTCGGATGGCGCATGGCCGCGGTGATGAAATACGTTTCGGACAATTACGGGCACCTGCTGGACAAGGGCGCAGGCGCAACTCTGCTCGGGTGCTCCTACGGTGGCAGCACATCGATCCTGCAATCCATGCTGATACCTGATCCGTGGGCGCGCGCGCTGGTGAACAAGGTCAGAGCGTGTGTGCCGCCGACGCTGATGGTCAAGCAAGAAGCGCCGCAGGGCAATTACTGGCGCGATGGGAATATCCGGCAATCGTGGGGCGCATTCGATTGGACGCTGGCCGATGTTCGCAGATACGCCAACCCCTACGCCTACCACCGGATCAACGGCAGCCCGGCTGACACTGCGGTGGTGTTCGATCTGGCATTTTTCCGCGATGTGTGTGATGCGCAACAGGTAGCGTGCTTCGGCACCTGGCACAACGCCGGGCACAGCATTGCGGAGCCCGGTGTAAATCTGCCATTCGGTGATCTTTTCAGCGGACTGGATTCACAAGCGCGGCTCGACAGGCCGCTGATCGTTTTCACTGATTCATCGGCAAATTACTGGGGGCCGCGTGGACACTACAATCTTGGGCTGGAGTATCACACTGCTGGAATTTCTGACACGGCCAACAGGCTGGCTGTTCCTGTTCGGTATCTACATCGCACTGGCATGGGCGGTGGAATACCGGATCAGCCGGCGGCGGCGACGTTCTCGATCACCCTTCGACGCATCCCGTATTTCAATCCACGACCTGGCGAAACCCTCGTTTATCGACTGGCTGGCTTACAAGGCAGCACGACCGCCGGCGCAGGAGAAGTCACCATCACAGGACTGACGCTGCAATCCAGCGACCAATACACAACTTTGGAGATATTGAGATGATCAAGATCGACGGAAAGAAGCCTGCCCGCAAATCCACGCTGGTGACTGGAAAAGGTGTTATTTCGCAGCGACTCACAACCGATGACGGCAACAGCACGGGCTACTTCGGCGCGGCCGCGTCTAGCAACTCGGGCGGGCTGACGCGGCGCATGTGGATCAGCGACGCACCAGGTGGCGAGCCGATTGCGAAGAAAGCCAGCGTGACCGGTGTCGAGCCAAAGCTGTCATTTACGCAGAACAACCCGACGAACAGGTCACAGGTGAAGCTGAAGCCGAACCGCACCTACTACCTGAACCACAGCCAGCACGAGTTCACGACCAAGCCGACCGCCAGCAGCTCGATGATTCGTAGTTGCTCGATTGGGGGTGCGTAGTGGAAGCCTGGGCGCGGAGTCTGCTGGCGATCATTGTCCTGCTTTTCGTTTTGGTATTTACGGGGGTGGCGCTGGCGCAACCCCCGCAGTTTGTCGGGTGCGATGAAATCAAGCCCATTCCCCTGGTTTACACGCGCCAGCCGAGACCGTCCGAGCGGATTAACGCGCAGATTGAGGATTCGGCCAACTGGAGCCACGTTTCAGATATAGCCAGAATTTACACGTTTACCGAAAGCGATGTAGTGCTGGACACTGGCGGCAAGATCGAAGTCATCCACGACTGTACGGGCGTTTCTGAAATCTGCGCGGCGCAGGAGGCTAGGGTTAGCCCTGACGGCAAGAGGATCGCCTATTCGGTATCACGCGGCACTCGCCTGATGCCGATTATGTGGTCGGGTATCAACACGAAGCTGACCGAATTTACTTCAACCACTGCGGAGCTATGGCTGTATGACATACCAACCAAGCAGAAGCGTCGAGTCTCAGCGGGTCACATGGATCGCAGTCCCGATTGGTGCGGAGATGATTGTCTGGTATTCACAAGCGATAGGGCTGGGTATTTCCCGCCAAGCGCCCACCACGGTGACGACTACCAATACAAGTCCATGCAGGTCTACCGCGCAAAAGTTACCGAGGGAGATATAACCGACATTGAAAATTTGACACCTCACGAACTATTCGCGCTTGCCCCTGTAGTCCTGCACAACGGGGACATAACGTGGAGCAGTTGGCAGGGCAACTACCCGCGCAAGCCGGGAACGCCGCAGAACTCATGGTCGATATGGGCGATGGACAGCAACGGCGCTAACGGGCGGGCGATTCTAGGGATGCACGGCGGGCCTACGCTGGAAAATTACGAGTTAATCAAGGGTTGGGTAGACCCTGCGCGGGCAGGGGAGGGCACGATCACAGTAAAAGGCTTGAGGGGCTGCGGTGAGATTTGGAAGGGCAAGATTGCGTGTGCCAATTACTATCGCGGGAATAAATTGGGTGCCAACGGTAATGGAATTTCGTTCCCCTACCGCCGTGATGCCGAGGGCAGTTGGTATCTGAAAAATATCGAAGCGGCTGACATCTACCGGACGACACCCAACGCCAAGCTACCCGCGACAGGTCGCTTTTTCCCCAGCAAGGCAAAAAACATCACGCCATTCGGCGAGAGCCAGGACGCCAACTCACCCAAGTTTAGCAAGGAAGGGCGCGCGGCGGGCACAGCAGGATACTTTGCGCCGTGGCTGCACGGCAGCAAATTTTACATCTTCAACTGGAACAGGGGCTACTGTTACGAGGCCTTGCCTATCAACATGATTACAAGGCAGGCGATGGGCGGGGAGCTTACCTGCTGGAAAACTATTAGGCTGGCGATCAAAGAAGTGGTATCGAATCCGTGGACAGACTCCATACCGCTCGCCTGTAGTGATGAGGCGTTTCACTGTTGGGATGCGCGGGCGGTTGTTGAGTACGCCAAGCTGTTCGGACAGGCAGCGCCAGAACGTAAGCCCACAATTCCTGATGGCAAGTGCTTCCTGCAAGTGGTTGATGTGCGAAAGGCTGAAGTATTGGGATGGCCGGGAGCCACCGAACAGGAGCGGATAACGTGGCAGGGCAACGCGCAGCCTGCCTATTCCGAGCTTATTAAGACGGGACAGTTCTGTATCACGCCTGTCAGCCAGTGGACGAAGGTGCCGCTTGCGGGGAATCCGTTAGCCGCTGTAATGGGGTTCCCGTGGTACGGCGCAAAGCAATGCCAGAAGCCAGAGGAAGACGGCTCGCTACGCATGGAAGTGGAGTGCAATCAGGCAATGCTTATGGGCGCTATTGACGTTTACGGCAACACGATAGCCACAGACAACGCCACACACTCACTCAGGCCAGGGGAAACACGCACCTGCCTCGGCTGTCACGTTCACTCGGAGGAACACGGCGGCGGGCGTGATGCGGCCGCGGAGTTCGCGAAAACAATCGCAGGACAAAAATAATGGGACAAGCACTGGCGAGGGCACACATGGGACTGGCAGAGATAAAAACAACGGAATGGCTGCTGATCAACTGGGGCAGGTGGGCGTTTTCAAACCGCAACCTCAGCCTGTACTACAAATCGATCGAGCCTTTTGAGCGAATGCGCGCGGCCCAGCCGCCCAGCCCGATGATCAGTGATGCCGAGGCCATTGTGATCGATGAGGCGGTTTCCGCACTGATGATCGCAAGGCCAGAGGCGGGCGAGGCACTGGCGCGGTATTTCTTGGGAGCAAAAACATACCGATCACTCGCTCGCGATATGGGCAAGCACCATGCCCAAGTGGCGCAGCTGGTCGACTCGGGAAAGATGTGGGTGGAGGGTCGCATCGCTGGCCGGTTTTAGCTTGTCATGCCATTTTTCTGGGGCCTGTTGTGCTGTACTGACGGAGAGTGTATTTTTCAGGCATGTTGGGGTTTTGCCCCTGCTGGAAATACAGAGGCTCGCATTTGCGGGCCTTTTTTGTTTACGGGTCAAGTCTCAGTCTCACCCTCTGGCGCTATGGCGCAATCGACGGGACCGCTGACCCTCTAATCCGGTAATCCCCACCGGTAACCATGAGCCCGCCTTGTGCGGGCTTTTTTTTGGCCAGAAAATGGAAAAGCGAGATGCCAAACGACGACACACCGAGCGGCCTCGGGCGGGTTTTGTCCGTGCTATCGGTCGAGTTTCTCGGCCTGTTGATGTTGGTGGGGATTTCCTGGGGAACGCTGACCAGTAAAGTCAGCGGCCTCGAAAGCGCAGTAGAGGACCAGAAAAGCATCACTGCGCAGGAAGTTGTCCAGACGAAGCAAGTCACGGACGACCTGAGCAAGGAAGTGAACCAGATCAATCGGAAGGTCGATGTTCTCGGGACAAACCAGGAGCATTTCAAGGCGCAGATCAATCGCGTCGATGACCGGCTGGAAAAGATTCAGGACATTCTGGAGCAGCAGGGCAACAAATGATGAGGCTGATCGTTCACTGCTCTGACTCTCCCCATGGTCGCGGCGACGACGCTTCAACTATCCACAGCTGGCATCTGCAGCGCGGCTTCGATGGCATTGGATATCACTATGTCATTACTGAGGACGGCACGCGTCAGGCCGGCCGTCCTGAATACTGGACTGGCTCGCAGGTTAAAAATTACAACAAGGGATCAATCGGCATTTGCCTGATCGGCCGCGAAACATTTACGCCGGAACAGCACAGCGAGCTGGTGGTGCTACTGCGCGAACTCCGCGGCCGCTATCCCGGCGCCGAGATATTGGGCCATTACCAGCTTGATCCCGGCAAGACCTGCCCGAACATTGAGATGCCGGTTTGGCTGAAGGATCACGGTTTTGTATGAGCAAGTTTGATTGGAAAAAGACGCTGGCCGCAGTGGCCCCGGCGTTGGCTACTGCGTTGGGCGGGCCGATGGCTGGTGTCGCGGTCGGCATGGCCACGAAAACGCTCGGCATCGAGGGCGACGAGGATGCGCTGGCCGTAGCGGTGGCGTCCGGAGATCCGCAGATACTGGTCAAGCTGAAAGAAGTCGACAACAACTTCAAGCTCGAAATGGAGCGCCTGAGCGTCGATCTGGAGCGCATCCACCAGGGCGACAGGGTATCGGCCCGTGATCTGGCCAAAGTCGACATGCGGCCGCAGATCGCGCTGTCTGTGGTGTTCATTGGCGGCTATTTCGCGGCAATGTTCGTGCTGCATGGCGTCCTGTTCGAAACGAAAGACATCAACGGCCAGCTGATGGCGTTGTTTGGTTCCCTGATTGGGGTGTTTACCCGCGAGCTGAGCGGGATTATGCAGTTCTGGTTCGGCAGCAGCGCAGGATCGCAGAAGAAGACCGGCGAGCTGGTGAACGCTGCCCGGGGTAGTCAGTGAATACTGCATTTCCCTTTGCAGTCGGCATCACCCTGTGCGATGACAACACGACGGATTATGTATTTGAGTCCTCGCCCGTGGGATTCGGCCCGCTGCCTGTTTCAGCGCTGGACGGCCAGAAAGTAGAGTTTTTTGTAAGGTATCCAGACAACACAACCTCGGGATATGAACCAGGCTGGGGCGTATACACGCACTCGACCAGAACGATCACGCGCGATGTAATAGGTCAATCCAGCGCCGGCGATGGCGTTGCGGTCAATTGGGGAAGTTCGGCGCCTAAGTATCTCGTCATGGTTGCGTCTGGCGCATCCCTGGCCAACATGGCGCGCATATTTTTGGCGCTTGAGCCGTGGGAGGACATTCTCGCCGGGTCGACGACTCAATCGAACGGCGGCACGCTTGCGTATTATCAGGGCACGCCGCCGGCGGACACCGATCGCGTACTGGACTGGAGCCGCGCGGAGCCGGGAACGGGCTCAGAAGCCTGGCGCCAGGTTGTGAAGGCAGAGGAATACACGGATTACGATGATGCTGTGCCGTATGTTGGCACACCACGAAGCATTGAGGTGTCATCGGTTTGGACGCCGCTGGGCAGCATCAATCATGCCTTTGCGACGCAATTGGCGGCCCTGACGGGTCGTCGGGTGCGCACGGTCCATTGTTTTCGCGGCGCGACGTCACTGGCTGACCCCACCTACGGGTGGCTGTATAACCCATCGGCGACCAACTCGGTCGCGAAAGTGTTTGCTGATGCGGTCGATGCGGCCATCACGCAGATGCACACGGACGACCCGCGTCAGTCGAGCGTCACAAAGTTGCACGTTTATATCATGGCGCATGGCGAAAATGATGCGCTTGCGGGCGAAAGCGGCAGTCCATTTTATGGGTCTTCAAGCGCCCGATATGGGCGTATTCTGGCAGATCACATCGAGGCGCTGAGAGACCCTGATCGCTGGAACATAGCAGACGAAAACACTGTCATTATACTGAACGACATCCCTGAGCCACTTAGGGAGAAAGAGTCATCACAAAGCGTCGGCGTCAACGAGTTCGACGGCCACGCCCAGGCCCAGGCGCTTATTGGAAGCCGTTGTTTTGTTGTCAGCACCGCTGGTATTCCGACGCAGGATGATCAAATCCATTATTGGGGCGAGGGCGCCGACGAGCTGGGCGTTCGCGATGCGAATACGCTGCTAACACCCTCTGCGTCCAATGCAAATTTCGGCGGGGCGTTCCGCCTGGCGAAAGTCAACACATGGCCTTTGGCCATTTATGCGTGGGAGACCGACAGCGCATCAGCACCGTCGTCCAGTAGCTGGCGATTCAATGTCGCTCAAAATGAGCTGAAGATACACAACACGACAGCTGCATTGGGCGACATGGTGTCGCGCGGCCTCGGCCATTTTCAAATTGGCGACCTTATACGAATGGAGCGGCAGGATAACGCCGCAATCTACGTCGACATACGCATTACCGGCGCCGCGGTCAATAACACGACGTATTTTACCTATCCGTGCGACATTGAGGCCGAAGCCGGCACCAGAACCGCGACATCGTTCCTGCTGCTACCACAGAACACCGGCTGGCACGACGGGGAAGCATATGTAGCGGCGACTCCACACCGTATTCAAAGTGCCGGGCTGTCACTGGCAAACCCAGAAACCGATTACACCGGCGGGGCTGGAGTAACAAGTGGCGCAGAAGTAAATCGGGATTTCCATTACTTGATGGCCAGGGCAGGCGGCATAATGGAAAGAAGTGCCCAGCTCGCTGTCAGGTCAGGATCTCGGCGGACAACCGACGCGACAGCCAATCAGACATTGCTGCGCTCCTATCACTTTGAGGATGGGCGCGTCGAATACATCAATGCAAAGGTGTGTTACAAAGTTCCGGCAAACGGCAATGTGGGCGTGTTTGATCTTCACGCTATCATCCGAAGGACTGGAACGACGACATCAGCAGACTGGGCGCCAGCGGCGACCGTGCTGGTGGACGAGGAAGCACTGGCCACAGATCCCAACATCGTCGCGCTAACATTCAGTGGTGTGCTGGAGGGCTGGATTGTTCGCGTGACTGGCAAAGCGGCCACCACAATCGATTGGATCTGTGAAGTCGAAACAATCGAAATTCCGACATTAGCATGATCGGGGGGGGCGCTACCGGGACCGACGTCGTCGGTGGATTTTTGCTGTATGGCGTCCAAAGGACTGCCTCCGGTGCAGTATCGGCGCAAAGCGCGAGCGCGGCGGGGACAGCAAAGCGCATCATCACCGCGGTCGGAAGCCCACAGGCTCAGGCGGCTAACACCAGCGGCACTGCCGAGCGAGAAATCACTGCAGGCGGAACGCCACAGGCCCAGGCAGCAACCGCTGCGGGCACGGCAGAGCGCCAGATCACATCTGCCGGGGCAGTAAGCGCCCAGGCCGCGACCGCAGCAGGATCAGGCTCAGTCGATAGCGCGGGCGAAACGTCTGGCACAGGATCGCCACAGGCTCAGGCGGCGACTACCGCCGGCACGGCGATCAGGACCATCACCGGCGCGGGAACACTCGCGGCAAATGATGCTTCCGCTTCGGGCACAGGCAGCACGCCGGATGTCGTAACCGGTACAGGCTCTGCATCAAGCGCCGCAGCGGCAACAAGCGGCCTGGCGATCAGGACCATCAAGGGATCAGGCGCCGTACAGGCGCAGCGCGCTTTGGTCATAGGGGCAGATGTGTACATCCCGTCGCCCGATATGTATACCGTTCCACGCGAAAACCGCACCAGCATCATTAACCGAGAAAACCGCGCAACCAGGGTGGCACGACGATGATAGCCGAGGGCGGAACAGTAACAGGCAAAGGCCAGGTGATTCGGGCAGATGGCACGGTGATTGATTTCACGGTGACCAGCGACCCACTGACCAAAGAGCAGGCCGACACATTGAATCAAGAGGAAATCGACAATGGCAATCACACACGGTAGCGCGATCCGCGACGTACTCTGCAACGCGGTGGTTGATGCGCTGGATACTGGCGGGGCAGGCACGCTGGAGTTCCAGACCTCTGGCAATGTCGAGGTTGCAACGCTTACGTTCAGCGCAACGGCATTCGGTGCAGCAAGCAGTGGCACAGCTACGGCCAACTCGATTACCAGCGACACAAGCGCGACTGGTGGCACAGTAGCCAAGTTCGTCGCCAAGTCTGGCGCTGGCACAACGATCTTTAGTGGCGCTGTGTCCACATCGGGCAGCGATATCAACCTCTCCAGCCTGGCAATCGGGGTCGGTGATACGGTATCAATCAGTTCGCTCACGTACTCCGCGCCTGCCTGATGTCAGTTCAAACCTTCACAAAAGACCCACAGGCAGAACTTCCCTATTCACTGAATTGGGCAAGCTGGCTTGATGGCGACACGATATCAACCAGCGAATGGGCCGCGTCCGGATCTGATGATGCGCTTATTGTGGAAAGCGATAGCAACAGTACAACAGTGTCGACAGTGGTTTTATCCGGCGGAACAGTGAATCGAAATTACACCGTTACGAACACCATCACGACCGCTGCGGGCTACACAGACGAACGCTCCATAACTATTCAGGTTAGACAACGATGAGGCTTTCCGAGTTGTCAGGAATTTATACATACACTTTCAAATGTGTAAAAAAAGTTGACACAAGTGTAAAAAATCCTGACATCGCGGGTCCTTCCCAGCGTTTCAGCGTGCGGGTACGCGGACGCGCGGAATTCCGCTAGAGACAAGGGGCCCAATCCCGGGTTTCGACTTCTACCATGGCCAAGCTCACACCCCATGCAACCGCCGACTTCACAGAGGTCGGGCTACACGAGGCCGCGGCCATCCTCGGCAAGAGCGTCGTCACGCTGAAGTCGTGGTTCAACCTGGGGTGCCCCGTCATCGAGCGGGGGGGTAAGAGCAAGAAATGGCGCATCTATCCGGCCGCGGTAATTGCCTGGCGCGAGGACAAGATCGCGCAGGACGCGGTGGGCGACACCCAGAGCCTGGACTATGAAGAGGCCCGGCGCCGGGAGATGGCGGCAAAGGCCGCGCTGCTGGAATTGGATCTTGCCCAGCGCCGGGGCCAGCTGGTCGAGGTAGAACACATTGCCGACCTGGTCGGCGAAGAGTACGCAAACGTCCGGGCCCGAATACTGGGACTGCCGACCCGCCTGGCGCCGCAGGTTGCGGGGGTGTCGAGCCTCCCGGAGCTCCGGGCAATTATCGAAGCGGGCATCACTGAGGTTTTGGAAGAATTAACGGCCGATGGAATCTATTCAGGCTACGCAAGCGCTACAGAGAGCGATCCAGAAGAAGAGGGCGGCGAATCTTAAACCACCGCCCCGGCTGACAGTCAGCGAGTGGGCTGATACCTTCCGCCGGTTGTCGCCAGAGTCGAGCGCCGAACCCGGCAGGTGGTCAACATCCCGGGCCGAATACCAGCGCGGGATCATGGATGCGGTCAGCGATCCGTCGATTGAGACGGTGGTGGTGATGTCCTCCGCCCAGGTCGGCAAGACTGAGATGCTGAACAACCTGGTCGGGTATCACGTGCACCAGGACCCGGCGCCGATCCTGCTGCTGCAGCCGACGCTCGAGATGGCACAGGCCTGGTCGAAGGACCGGCTGGCGCCGATGCTGCGCGATACCCCGTCACTGCGCGGCAGGGTCAGGGCGCCGCGGAGCAAGAACAGCAACAACACGCTGCTGCACAAGGTTTTCCCGGGTGGCCATATCACCATGGCGGGAAGTAATTCCCCGGCCAGCCTGGCATCGAGGCCGGTGCGGATCGTGCTGTGCGACGAGGTGGACCGGTATCCGGTATCCGCCGGCACAGAAGGCGACCCGGTCAACCTGGCACGCAAGCGGACGGCGACCTTCTGGAACCGGACAATCATCCTGACCAGCACGCCGACCGTGAAGGGGGTGTCGCGGGTCGAGATGGAGTTCGGGCAGTCGGACCAGCGGTATTTCTTCGTGCCCTGCCCGCATTGCGGTGCGCACCAGCGACTGGTCTGGTCCAGCGTCACCTGGCTGAAGGATGAGGCCGGGAAGGGCCTGCCAGAGACGGCGCAGTATGCGTGTGAGCACTGCGCAGGCCTGTGGACCGAAACCGAGCGGCACCTGGCGGTGAAGCGCGGCGAGTGGCGAGCCACTGAGCCCACGAAGAACCGGGCGGGCTTCCACCTGTCGGAGCTGTACAGCCCCTGGTCGACGCTGGAAAGCATGGTCGCCGCCTTTCTGGAAGCGAAGGGCCGGCCCGAGCTGCTCAAGACATGGGTCAACACCAGCCTGGGCGAGACCTGGGAGGAAGAGGGCGAGACCGTCGACGGCGTGGGATTGTACGGGCGCCGCGAGAAGTACCCGGCCGCAGTGCCCGAGCGCGCACTGCTACTGACTGCCGGCATCGACGTCCAGCGCGACCGGATCGAGATGGAGGTTGTCGCCTGGGGCGAGGGCGAGGAAAGCTGGAACGTCGACTACCGTGTGCTGCCAGGCGATACCGCCCGGCCCGAGGTGTGGCGGGATCTCGATGACTGCCTGGGCGTGACCTACACGCACGAAACCGGCACAGAGTTCCACATCACCAGCGCGCTGATCGATTCCGGTGACCAGACGACCACGGTCTACCAGTTCGTGAAGCCGCGGCAGGGCCGGCGGATCTTCGCCGGTAAGGGTATCGCCGGACCTGGCCGGCCGGTGGTCAAGGTCTCCCGGAAGCTGAGCGGGAAGAAGTCGCGGGACGTGGATCTGTACCAGGTCGGTGTCGACGACGCCAAGGGGATCATCTACGCCCGTCTGGCGATCGAAGAGGCCGGCCCCGGATATTGTCACTTTCCGATGGAGCGGGATGCCGAATTCTTCGCCCAGCTCACGGCTGAAAAGCTGATGACAAAGTTCTACAAGGGCTATCCGCGCAAGGAGTGGGTCAAGACCCGGCCGCGCAATGAGGCGCTGGATTGCCGGGTGTTGGCCTTTGCCGCGCTCAAGATACTGAATCCGGTCTGGTCCGCCATCGAAAAGCGCGTGAACAAGAAGCCGGTGGAGAAGAAGGAACCGGAGCTGCGGCGGACCACGCAAAAGCCGCGCCCGATGCGCAAAAAACGAAACTGGGCCACTGATCTGGGCTGACCAGTCAGTGAGTGTATGCGGTCACTTCGGTGGCCTTTTTTATGGGCGGACGAAATGCAGAACCAGTTCGATAATTATCCGGATGCAGTGCCGGCGGAGCTACCGGCCGGCAGCCGGTGGGCGTGGTCCCGGTCCGACATCACTGCGGTATACCCGACGACAGCATATACCCTGAAGTTCCGTTTCAGCCTGCTGATCGAACCCTACACGATGGAAGAGATCACGGCGGGCAAGGTGTCCAGCGCGCACGTGGTCACGGTTTCACACGACAGCACCGGCGGCTATGCCGTGGGCGAGTACACCTGGCAGGCGGTGGTCGTCCGGGATTCCGACAGCGAGGAAGTGGTCGTCGACTCCGGTCTGGTCACTGTCCTGGCGGATATCGGGGCCAATCCTGGCATTGCATCGAGCTGGGTATACCAGACGCTCCTGGCGATCCGCGCGAACCTGCAGGCACAGGCCTCCAGCGCACAGCTTCGGATATTGATCAACGGCCGCGAGCTGCAGAACCGGACTTATACCGAACTGCTGGAGCTGGAGCGGGACTTTGCACGTCGCTGGCAGGCAGAACGGCGCGCCCTTGATCGTAAGGCGGGCCGCTCTCCCGGTGGCCGGGTGCTCGTGAAGATGAGCGCCTGACATGGGCTTTTTTGATCTGTTCCGCAGCCCGGCACCCGTTGTAGAGCGCTCGATGGCGCCAAACCCGCACCGCAACCCGCGCGTGCGCAGCGGCTTTTTCAGCACCGAGGTAAACCGGCTGCTGCACGGCTGGGATACCAGCAGCAATTCGATTGATTACTACCTGCGCGGCGAGCTCACCGGCCTGCGCGCGCGGTCGCGAAAGATGGTGCGCGCGAACCCTTACGGGAAGCGCTTCATCGCAATGATCAAAAGCAATGTGGTCGGCCCGAACGGGGTGACGATCCAGGCGCAGACCACGCGATTCAGGCAAAACGAAGGGCTGGTGCTGGACACCCGGGCCAATGAGGCGATCGAGGCCGCGTTCCTGGACTGGGCCCTGTATCACTGCGACTACACCGGGAAGTCGACCTGGATCGACCTGCAAAACATGGCGATCAGCTGCGCGGCGCAGGATGGCGAGTTTCTGTTCCGCAAGATGTACGCCGGCAAATACGGGTATCAGCTGAAGTGCATCGACCCCGAGCTGCTGGACATCCAGAAAAACGAGAAAACGAAAAACGGCGAGATTCGCCTCGGCGTGGAATACAACGCCGCGGGCCGCGCGATCAATTACTGGTTTCGTGAGCTGAACAGCGGACTGTACAACTCCGGGAAGTCGATCGCAGTCCCGGCCGGCCAGATCATTCACGGGTTCATCAGTGAGTGGCCAGACCAGTCGCGCGGCGCACCCTGGATGCACGCCAGCCTGGAGCGTGGCAAGCACCTGGAGAAATACGAAGAGGCCGCGATCGTCAAGGCGCGGTCCACCGCTGCTACCTTCGGGGTGATGACGTCGAACGGCGGCGAAGACTCCTATGCCGGCGATGAGGATGCGGGCGACGGCGTGACGCTGGACCAGTACGAGGCCGGGACCATCAAGGACATCGGCGATCGGACGTTCCAGAACGTCGACAGCTCCTACCCGCACCAGATGTATGCGGCGTTTGTGAAAAGCCAGCTGCAGGGTATCGCCTCTGGCCTGGGCATTTCGTACCACTCGCTCGCCAATGACCTGGAGGGCGTGAACTACTCCAGCATTCGCGCCGGGGTGCTGGAGGATCGCGAGGTATTCAAGGGCCTGCAGAACTGGTTCATCCGGTCGCTGGTCCGCCCGGTGTACGACGACTGGCTGGTGTTCGCGCTCACAAAGCAGGCCATAAAGATCGGCACCGTGCCGCTGTCGCGAGACGTGAACGACTACCGCGGCGCGCATTACCAGGGGCGGCGCTGGGCATGGGTTGACCCACAGAAAGATGGCGCCGCCAACAAGCTGGCGATCGATGAGCGGCTGAAGTCGCGCAGCCAGATCATGCGCGACGCGGGCGACGATCCCGAATCGACCTGGCTGGAAATCCAGCGCGAGGAACAACTGCTCGAGAAGCTGGGCATCCAGCCCATCGTGAAAGAACAACAACCCGTCGAGGATAAAGCCGATGAGTGACCACAAGAAAGACATGGAGGGCGCGCTGGAGCGCAGCTTCTCCATTCAGGAGCGCGCCATCGATGAAGAGGCCCGCACCGTAGAAATCGCCTTCAGCTCCGAGGAACCGTACGAACGGTACTTCGGGACGGAGGTGCTCGACCATAACCCGCAAAGCGTGAGGCTTGACCGGCTGAAAACCGGCGCTGCGGTTTTGGTGAACCACGACACCGGCGATCAGGTCGGCGTTGTGGAATCTGCTCGCATCGATGCGGACAAGAAGGGGCGGGCTGTAATCCGCTTCTCCAAGTCCGCGCGAGGGCAGGAAATCTTTCAGGACGTACAAGACGGCATCCGGGGGCTGGTAAGTGTGGGCTATCGAGTCCACAAGTACAGCGTTCAGGAGCGCAAGGGGCAATCCGATCTGGTCACTGTGACCGATTGGGAACCCTACGAGCTCTCCATCGTTGCCATCCCAGCCGACGCATCTGTCGGCGTCGGGCGTTCTGCGAATACAACTGAAACCGCACCAACCATTAGACAAGAGGCAACAGCCATGAGTGAAGCAAACCCGGTCGCACAGGAGACCAAAACCCCTGTATTCGACGAGTCCGCAGAGCGGTCCCGCATCCGTACCGAAGAAGTCAAGCGCCGCAGCAACATCGATGCGCTGGCTGACAAGTACGAGCTCCCCGAGCTGGGCCGTCAGGCCGTCATCGAGGGCTGGGAAGTTCCCCAGTTCAACGAGAAGGCGCTGGAAGAGATCGGCAAACGCAACAACGCGGCTCGTGAGAAGTCCAAGCACGACGGCAACGTGGATCTGTCCAACAAGGACCAGAAGCGCTTTAGCATCGTGCGCCTGATGGACGCGCTTTCCAACCCGAACGACCGCGCGGCTCGTGAGCGTGGCGCGTTTGAGCTGGAAGTTTCGGCGGCCGCCCAGCGCGGTTTCGGCGGCGACTTCAAGTGCCGGGGTGAGTTCGTGCCCGCGTCATTTATGATGATGGCTCGTGACCTGTCGGCGGGCACGGCAACGGACGGCGCCGAGCTGGTGGCGTCCAACCTGCTGGCTGGTAGCTACATCGAGGCCCTGCGCAATAACATGTCGATGATGAAAATGGGTATCACCTTGCTGCCAGGCCTGATCGGCAACGCGGAAATCCCGCGTCAGACCAGCGGCGCAGCGGCGACATGGATCAGCGCCGAGGATGGCGATTCTACCGAGGGCGAAGCACAGTTCGACCAGGTGACGCTGGCGCCGAAGGACCTTGCGTGCCACACCGAAGTCACCCGTAGGCTGTTGATGCAGTCCACTCCTGCAATCGAGGGGATCGTGATGCGCGACCTGGCCATTGCCCAGGCACTGGGCATCGACCTGGCTGTGCTGTACGGCTCCGCTTCCAGCGGCCAGCCGCGCGGCATCAAGAACCAGACCGCCGTGAACACGCTGGACCTGGCCGCTGCTGCCCCGACCTACGCGGAAATCATCCAGATCGTGAAAAAAGTCCTGGAAGACAACGCGCTGATGGGTTCTTTGGGATGGATGATCTCGCCCGCAGGTTGGGAAGACCTTTGCACCACGCCGAAGCAAGGCTCTGGTGTTGAAGGCAACTTCATCCTGGGTGACAACGGCAAGATCGCAGGCTACGGTTATGGGGTCTCCAACCAGGTCACTGCTGAAGAATACTTCTTCGGCGACTGGTCGCAGGTGTTGCTGGGCGAGTGGGGCGGCATGGAAATCAATGTCGACCCGTACACCCACAGCCTGAAAGGGAAGATCCGCTACATCATGTTTAAGACTGTCGATGTGGCGGTGCGTCATCCTGAGTCCTTCTGCTACGCCCACGACGGCATAGCCTAAGCCACCCACAGGGGGCCTCCGGGCCCCCTATCCCTTGAGGGTTCAAACATGAATATCAGTCAAATGAACGTCGTGGAACTGGCGCCGATGGCCGTTCGCACGTCGACCCTGACGGGCTCTGGCTTCGACCTGAGCGCGTATTCTGGGTTCTGTCACGTCATCCTGCAGAGCTCTGCGGCAACGGTCGGCACAAACCCCACGCTGAACGTGAAGCTCCAGCATTGCGACACGTCTGGCGGAAGCTACGAGGACATTACCGGCGCGGCATTCACGCAGGTGACAAATGCTGCAGATACCACGCAGATGATTACCATCAAACCCGACGAGCTGAAGCCGTATGTGAAGGTTATTGGCACGATCGGTGGCACCAGCACGCCAACCTTCGGCTTCGGGGTGTCTATGGTGGGATGCCTGCAGTCTGGCCGCAACAGTTCGCAAGCGGTGTGACCATGAAGATCACCATTTTGAAATCCACCGTTTGCGGTGGGCTCCCGGTTAAGCCGGGGGATGTGGTGGAGGCGTCGGCAAAGGACGCCTTTTATCTCACGGCGACCAAGGCCGCGATCGCCACGCCAGACGAAGAGCTGGCAGACGATGCGCCTGCTGAGCGAAAGACGCGAGGCAACAAGAAGTCTCCGGTCAATCGTATGGTTGACGAGGACGATCTGGAAACCCGTGACTGATTTTCAGGCGGCGGTTGACGAGGTCTATGCCACCCTGGGGGTGGAGGCCACGTATACGGACCGGGACGGCGCAACCCAGTGCCTGACGGCCATCATCGAGCACGACCTGCAGCAGTTCGGCAACGTGGCGGACATTGCGGGGAAAACGGCCGTGGTGAGTGTGCGCGTCAGTGAGCTGGCGGAAAGGCCCCGGCGCGGCGAGACCTATACGGTCGGCACGACGGTCTACACCGTGGACTCCATCCCGTATGCCGACGACCTGGAACACCGGGCGCTCGTGACGTGATCGGGTACAGCGTCGAGGTCGACCAGGACCAGGTTGCCACCGCGCGGTCGCTGTTCGAATTCATTGGCGGAAATTCAGCCGATGCGCTTCGGGTGGCGATCAATAAGACAGCGCCGAAGATCAAGACGCTGTCGAGCAGCGAGATCCGCACGCAGGTGCGTCTGTCAGCCTCCTATGTTGGCGACAAGATCACGATCACCAAGGCCACCAAGCAGAAGCTGGAAGGCCGGATCAAAACCGCATCCCGCGGCCTGTTGCTGTCGAAGTTTTCGACGGACACGCAAGTGGCGGGCGAAAAGGTCTCCTGGCTGCTGCCACCGCCGATGCCGCCCCGGGGGATTAAGGTCAAGGTCAAGCCCAGCGGCACAACGAAGTCGCCGGGGCCCACCACGTTTTACATGGTGCTGCCAATCAGTCGGGCACTGGCCATCGTGAAGCGAAAAACGACGCCGGGGCCGCGGGGCGGGAACATTGATGTTCTGTATGGCCCGAGCATTTCGCAGGTTTTCAGCGATGTGCGCCAGGATGTTCTGCCCGCGGCGGGCAAGGAGCTGACGGCGCAGCTGCTGGACGCGATGCGCTACCTGTTAGTGAAACAATACCCGGTCGAATAAATGCCCACATCCATCAGAGAACAACTACTCGCCGCCATTACCACGGCGGTCGACGGGGAATATGGCATTCCTGCGCCCGATGACGAGCGCGATCTGCCGGTGACCATCGTGCAGGACGGCCCGGACCAGGCAACGCCTGACGTATACGGCCAGACCAATATTGTGACGGTTGTGGCGATTGCCACGGCTGCAGCGGCGGCGGACAACGACCGGGATGCGATGCGCGCCCAGGCGAACGAGCTGCTGGCGCAGATTGTTGAAACCATGCACACAGATGAGACCTTCGGGGCATTGGCTGACGGTATTGAGTACACCGGCGGCGGCATCCAGACCGAGGTCGGAAAATTCGTGTTTGCGGAGGCCCAGTTTGCCGTCAGGTGGCATCACCTGCGCGGCGACCCCTACGCACTCGAATAAGGAAGCCGCGCCCGAGCAACGCTTCAAACAGCAGTAAAACCCAACCCGCCCCGGCGGGTTTTTTGTTTTCAACTTGAGGAAATTCCCATGGGACAGCCTATTGTTCGTTACGAATCGGGCCAAACGTCTTACGCCTTCGACGAGGCGGACGATAGTGGTGATCAAACCACTTTTACGGCTCCTTTTTCACCCATTTCCCGCGTGTCCGGCTATGCGCCGGTCGTCGCGCCCTACGGCCTGAAAACCGGCGGGGCGATCACGGTCGGGTCAGGCAATGACAACGTCGCCGTCGCGGCGATGACGCTGGTCGCGCCAGGCATGACGGGCGCCAATGCCGACGGCGTTGTCTCGGTTGCCGCTGATACCACCGTTGCGGTATCGCGTGGCGTGAGCTCCGACACGCACATGATCACATCGATCACAGTGGATGCCACAGGAGCCATCACGCCCGTGGCAGGAACCGACTCGACGGCGTTCAGCGAAACGCGCGGCGCTGCGGGTGGCCCTCCGTTCATCCCGGTGGGCTCCATCGAGATCGGCCAGGTGCGCACCACGTCAGTCACGGCGGCGCCAGTGACGGCTGCGGAAATCTTCGTGGTTCCCGGCCTGCACCGTGAGCGCTCTGACTATCCGGTTTATGACCTGGACTACGCGACCGGCGAGATCACCTTCGTCGATGCCCTGCCCGAGATCCACACGGGCAGTCTGCCGAAGAAGGTCTACATCAAGGGGGCAACACCGTTGTTCGCGCCGATCCCGAAGTCCAGCAACTGGGTGCCCGCTGAGGCCACCTACAGCATCAGCTCGACCGATACATATGACGGCCCGGTGGGAAGCTCCGCCTCGTCACTGGGGCAGGCGTCGTTTTCTGCGGTGCTGACGGACGGCATTACGGATAACTTCGTGTCGCTGAAAGGCCAGAACCTGTGGTTTGAGTTCCGCCCGGATCGCGACGTTTCCGTGCCCAAGCAGCTCACCCAGGGGATATTCGGCATCTCCCGATCGTTCCCCGCAGGCGGTGGCAGCGTCTCGGCCACCTGCACGGTAACCCCGACAGACGCCACTGTTGACGTGGCTTCTTGATGGACCTGCAGAAATTCCTCAACGCGTCTCTGTCCCTACGGACGGAGACCGTTGAGGTTCCCGAATTAAAGGACTTTTTTGGCGATGCGGAGCCGAAATGGACCGTGCGCGCGCTGACAGCCGCTGAGCTGGGGCGCGCCAATATCGCGGCAGATCGCGGCCAGGAGAACCTGAAAGCGCTGATCGAAGCCATGGCAGGCACCGGCGACAAGGCCGAGGCCTTGCGCAAGGCTGCAGGGCTGTCTGACCAGGACGTTCCGGCGGACGTCTCGCGCCGCATCGAGGTGCTGGCCGCCGGGTCCGTAGATCCGGTGCTGGGGGTGGAAAACCGCGACGTCGCGGTGCGCCTGGCCGAAACCTTCCCCACAGTGTTTTACAACCTGAGCACGAAGATCCTCTCCCTGACCGGCCAGGGCGCTGAGCTGGGAAAGCCGAAGCCCTCTGGCAAGACGTCGAAATCCGCTCAGTCGTGATGCTGTGTGCCGAGCGGGGCCGCTTCCTGTTTGAGGCCCGCCCGGACATTTTCCCGGAGGGCTACCTGACATCGACAGAGCTCTCGATCTGGGGCCTGTATTACAAAGAACGTGAAGACTCGCGGAAAAACTGATGGCTGATGCACAGACAACGATCGACCTGATATTCAACGGGGTGGATAAGACAGCCGCCGCAACGCAGGCCGTACTAAACAATGTCGGGAAGTTTTCCGGAAGCCTGCAGACTGCTACCCAGCCCATTGCCGACTTCACCGTTGGCGCCCTGAAAGTCGAGGCCGGGCTGCTGGCAGCGGGCGCGGCAATGACGGCCTTTGCTGTGAAAACCGCCGGCGAGTTCGACAGCTCTTTCAATCAGATCAGCACATTGATTACGGCCTCGGGGGGCGATCTGGCCGGGTTCCGCGAACAGATACTCGACTATGCATCGACATCGAGCAAATCAATGGATGACGTTACCAGCGCCTTCTCGGCCGCGCTGGGCGCGGGGGTGGAGTACGGCGATTCTATTGGGCTGATCACCACTGCGGAAAAGCTTTCGATTGCTACCCGGGCCGACCTGAAGGGCACCACAGAAACACTGGTCTCCACCCTGAACGCCTACGGCATGGAAACCCAGGACGCCGGCCGGCTGGCCGACCTGATGTTCCAGATCATCAAGGACGGCAAAATCGAGATGGACGATCTGGCGCGCTCCCTGGCGCTGGTAACGCCGGTAGCAGCGGCCGCCGGGATCGGCATGGACGAAGTGGGCGCGGCCATTGCCACACTCACCGCGGCGGGCATGCAGCCCAGCGTCGCAATCGAAGGCCTGCGCAGCGCGATCAGCAACATCATCAAGCCCAGCGAGCAAGCGAAGGACATGGCCGAACAGCTGGGAATCCAGTTCGACAGCAACGCGCTGAAGAGCAGGGGCTTTGCCGGCGTGCTGGAGGATGTGCAGAAGGCCACCGGCGGCAGCGCGGACAAAATGGCCATTCTGTTCGGCGACGTCACCGGGCTTACCAGCGTGCTGTCGCTGGCCGGCCCCCAGGCGGACAAGTTCCGCGCGACCGTGGCCAGCATGGGCGACTCGGCCGGATCCGTGGCGGAAGCCTACGCCAAAATGGGGGAGAACATCGAAAATGCAACGCAGCGGGTGCGCAACGCTTTCGAAGCACTGCTGATCAGTATTGGCGATCCTCTCCTGGACGAGTTCGGCGGCGTGGCTGATGCGATGGCTGCGATCTTCCTGGCAATTGGCGACTCTGCAGACACCGGCGCTGTGAAGGCGGTGGTTGATTTCATCGAGCAGGAGTTCCAGGGCCTACAGACTACGCTGGAAACCGTGGCCAGGAACTTGCCCGCCGCGCTGGAAAAGGCGGACCTGTCCGGGTTTACAGATGGCGTGAAGGCGGTATCGGATGCCGTCAAGCTGCTGTTTGGCGAGCTGGACCTTACTACCGTGGACGGCCTGGCCGAAGCGATAACACTGGCCGGCCAGGCGTTTAATGGACTGTCTCAGTACACTGCCGGCGCCATAGAATCTTTCAAGCCACTGATCGATCAGATCATAAAGTTGGTCGATGGAATGCGCGACATCGATCCGGAGCTGGTCAAGGCATTCGGCGGGTTCGGTGGCGCCGCCACACAAGTGAACCTGTTTTCGAGCGCCCTGGGCAGCGCCGTTGGCTATCTTGGCGCCGTGGGCGGGCTCGGGTTAATAGGCCGCTTTGGTGTGCTCACGCCATTACTGACGGGGGCGACGCAGGCCTTCCTCGGGATCACCGCCGGGCTGTCCAGTATCGCCGCGCCGGCAGTTGCGGCGGGCGGCGCGGTGGGCGTGCTCACCGGCGAGCTGCTCAAGTGGATTGAACACGCCGAAGAGATGGAAACCCAGGTGGCGGAAATATTGAACGCGCCGGTTAATGCCGATGTGTACGTCGCAGCGATCCAAGAGGCGGACGCTGCAATGGTCGCCATGGGCAAATCCGCACAAAGCACGGCCGGGAAGGTGTTCAACTTTTCCACCGGCATGATGGAGGCAGACGATACCCTGCACGAAATCACCGTGACAGCGCGGATGTGGGGCGAGACTGTCGATGAAGCCACCACGCGGCAGGAGCTGGCCGCGGCATCCACGGAGGACTGGGCTAAGGGCCTGGACTACACCCGGCCACTGTTCGACGTGCTGACTGGCAAGGTGATCGGGTTTGCTGAAGCCGCCGGAAACATCGATGACGCGATGAACGCCGCGACCGCCGCGACAGAAAAATTCAATTTGGAAGCGGAAAAACTGAAGTCACAGGAGGCGCTGAAGATCATCGAGGCCGCCACTGAAATCACTGTGGCCAAGATCGAGGCCGATGCGGCGAAAACCGTGGCGGCCTTTGATTCGATAACAACCGCCATTGTGAACACCGGCGACGTGCTGAGCGAGCTTTACGGCCTGCTGGGCGATGACAACATCTCGAAACTGGACAAGCTCGATATCTCCCGGCAGATCAAAGACGAAGCCGAGGCCAGGGAACGGCTGCTCGACAGGCAGGACAAAATGCTGGCCGCGCAAACCAGCTTGATGCAGGCCCAGGCCGACGCCCTGCGCAACGGCGGCGCGCTGATCACCATCGACGGCGCCGGCCTGCAGCCACATCTCGAGGCCTTCATGTTCGAGATACTGGAGAAGCTCCAGGTGCGCGTTAACGCTGACGGCCTCGACATGCTGCTGGGTGCGGCATGAACGTGTTCGTATCGGCCCCGGTGTTCGACCTGGTCGGCACGGCCCACATTGCGGCGTTGCCGTCGTCTGACTTTGGCACGCTGGTGCGCCGCGCGAACAAGGTGGCGACGCTGGACGGCGGTGTGGCGGTCAACGATTTCGGCTACACCGCGGCGGACCGGGATTTTCGCATCAACTTCAAGCCTGACCCCGAAATGGACCAGACCCTGCGTTACCTGACCCGCACATACAGTTTTGTGCACGTCAGCACGTCCGAGGGGTTCTACAAGGCCATTCCGTCCTATATCACCGGCGCGGACCGCGCAACCCTGACGCTGTCGATCACCGAGCAGCTCGCATAAGGAGACCCCATGCCAGCCCCATCAGCCATTACCTATTCACTGGACGCACTGATCGCTGCGCACCAGGAAGTTGCAGACCTGATAGACGGAGGGGCGGGGGCGGGCAAAATACTGCTGCGCAATTCCTCCGATACGTTGCTCGCGGAGATTCCCCTGGATGACCCTTGCGGCACGGTAAGCCCTTCGACCGGCCGGCTCACGCTGGATATTGCCGGGCCTGACACCAGCGCAAACGCTGCAGGAACCGTGGCCTATGCCGAGATCTGCGACTCGGACGACACTGTGGTGGTTTCGATGCCTGCGCAGCAGGGCTCCACGGCCGTTTCTGGCAGTATCGTGATGAATACCCTGGTCGTGACCGCCGGCGGTCCTGTGAACGTCATTTCGGCATCGCTGGGGTAAGCCATGGCAGATGAAACATTAACGGACCTGACCGAATTCACAGGCCTTATTGCGCCCGACGACTGGCTTTACCTGGTAGACAAGTCAGACACCACGGAAAACGCTGCAGGCAGTTCGTTCAAGGTGAAGGTGGGTGCTTTGGTCAACCGAGTACTGCTGGCCGTGATCACCAATACAACGGAGGGAGAGTTTGATTTTACGTCCATTCCCAGCGGCTTCAATAACCTGGTGATTGTTGGCCAGATTCGGGGCGAGGTCGCCGCGACGGAGGCCACTTTGCGCGTTTTTCTGAACACAGATACCACAGACGCGAACTACCACGTCCAACAGATCTCTAACAACAATGCGGTAATAAATGTCAACGAAGCGTCTACCGCTTTTGCCGGCGTTGTGCCGGCGGCGTCCTCCCCGACCGATTCGTATGGCGAGGTGGAGTTCATCATTCCCCACTACACCCTTTCCAGGCTAAAAGTCATCAAGTGCAGCTTTGACTCCTATCTGGATACTGACAAGATCCGCAACGGGCGAGCCATGATTGTGTCGGCGATTACCGCCGCCATCACCCGCGTCAGGATCCGCGACGTGAACGACCCCACCAGTCAACTATTCGGGACGCTGCGACTGTACGGTGAAATGTAATGTCCGCGTTTTTGCTGCAGTCCGGTGACGGCCTACTCCTTCAAACCAGCGACGCGCTACTCCTCCAGGTATTAAGCCCCGAGGGCATCATTGAGGCTCCCGGGCCGCTTTATGATCCCAACATTGCCGCATTCCAAATACTCGCCGTGCAGAGCTTCGGCCTTGTTGAACTTCCCGGCCCGCTCGTCTTTGGCAACATCGTTGCCCGGCATCAGTTTGGCATCGTCACTGCCACCAGTCCGCTGGGCGCCGCGTCTATGCTGGCGCACTCCGATTTTGCCGGTGGCATTTCAGATCTCGATGTAGATTCGTATGTCATGGACCTGACAACGCCCGGGGGTGTGGTCAGGGTGCCCATGTCCTCCTGGCAGGCGACCCTGCAGTCTGGCCGGTCCAACTACCTGCAGTGTGTTGTGTCGGCGGCGCAGGAGTGGGCTGACGACATTGCCGATGCCACGGTGTTCACGATTTATCGATCCGTCACGCTGGAGGGGCAAGCGCTCGAGCACGAAATGGGCCATGCCCCGGTGACCTACCAGATCGACCAGGGGCCGAGCCGGTACACGGCGACCATCAGCGGCTATACGGACGGCTACCCGGTTGTAGATGACCCCGAGCCGCTCTTCGACCGCACGCTGTTTTCGATACGATCGATCACGACCACGGCCTCGGGGTATCGCGTTCGGTGCGCTGTCGACTGGCTGTTGCGCCCTGGCCAGCGGGCGTTCATCGACGATTCGCGCTCGTTCGTGGTGGCCTATATCAATTACTACGTTGCCCAGGGCGATGCCTATATGGACGTGGGCGAGCGTGGGTAAGGGCACCATTGTCGGGGAGTTGGGGGACGGCCTTTACAGCCTGAAACTCGACTATGGCAAGGCCGAGCTGGACGCGAAGATTGACCGGCTGACGGATCGCCAGGCTGAGCTGGAGGACGAGGCCGACACGCTGGAAAGCGAGCGCATCAATGCGGCAAACGCTGCAGCTGCCGCCACTGCAGCATTGAATCCACTGATCACAGCCTACTCCGCCGCCCTGATTGCAGGGCTTCCCGGCACTGAGGAAAAGGAGGCAGTGATTGCCCAGCAGGAAGCCTCCGGACTGGCGCGAAATGCGCTACAGCAGGCCGAGACAAAGGCCAACCTGAACAAGGCAGCGCTCAGCGCGGTGAAAAAGCAGATCAGCTACCTGCAGGGCCTTGATCTGGATAAAACGATCAGCGCCTGGTGTGTGGACCTGACGGAAAACGCGACCGGGGAGGTGGGCACGATCGAGGTGCCCGGCGAGCCAAAAACGACGCTGATCGTCCCCGACTGTGCCCCGCCATCGCCAGAGGACGGCGAAATTGTCGCGCGCGCACTGCAAAGCCCCGAGCAGGTCTACCTCAACGCGGCCATTTTGCCTGGCTGGCAGAAATATCGGCCCACCTACCGCATCGGCACAATCAGCAATATCGATACCGGCACCGACACGGCCAGCGTCGCGCTATCGACAGCGAAGTCCAGTGCCCAGAATTTAGATATCAACCAGGACACGCTGCTGTCCAGCGTCCCGGTCGAGTATATGAATTGCCACGCCAGCGCGTTTCTGGATGATGACGAGGTAGTCGTCAAGTTCGAAGGGCAGGACTGGAACAACCCCAAAATAATAGGCTTCCGCTCTAACCCTCGTTCCTGCGCGCCACACGACGTGTGGTTTTTGGTCGAGGTGGCACAAATTACGGAGACGCAACAAGAAAACATGGGGTGGAAGTTTCAGGGCTGGCCGGTCACGGAAGGCGGGCCCATTGGAGAGCCCTTCCCGCGTTATTATGTGACACCCGGCGACATTATAGGCAGTGAGCGAGCAGGCCGGCAGCTGAACTATAGCCTCAAACTGCACCCCGACCCAAACTCGCAGGGCAGCTATAACCCCACCAATTCTCTGTTTCTAACAGCCTCGCTGCGCATTCGTTTCGATACCGCATGGACCAGAAAAAAAGAAACGGACCTGCTTTACAAAATCGACAGCAACATTGAGATACTGTCGCATGATGTATGGCATGACCTGGACCCGGAAACGGGCACCATCCTGCCAGAGGGCGGCACCTTTGCGGCTGGGGCTTTTGTCTCTGATTACAATGTTACCCCATGGGAGATATACGGCCCGACGGGATGGTCGCTCGATCCGGCCTGGATACCGCAAGTATCGCCCCTGCCATGGCGTGTGGTCGATTCGTTTGGTAATGGCGAGATAATAACCGATCCCCTGCTGGACACTTATTACGGCACCCAGCCCGATGATTACAAGTATTTCATGGCGGGCTGGTCCGGCCTGAACTGGGACAGGCGCCGCATCTTTTACGAAAACGATCTGGACCACGCCAGCGAGTGGTTGCTGCAGGCTTTCAATCCGCCCCAGAACATTACGCTGGATGTGAACGGATCCCCGATAGAGTACGTATTCGTCCGCATCGGGGGCGCGCCTAAATGCGAGCAAGAATTCCGCATCATCAGCCCGGCCACGCCGCCGTCAGTATTGGGCCTGATCGGTACGCGGGACACTATCACTTACCCTTACCAAACGAATGGAGAGGGCCAGCTCGCTGTGCTGTACCAGCGCGCGCCGTGAGGCAGGGCTCCCCATAAACCGCGCCAAGCTATTGATTAATTCGACCACTTTCAGCCTTTCTCACCATAAAGAACCAGCGCAACCCGCTGAATTACTTCACATGGGCGGCGGGCTACGAACCAGGCGGTCACACGTTCGAATCGTGTCAGGCGCGCCATTTAAACAAAAAAGGCCACCCCCAAAGGGTGGCCTTTTTTGTTTAAATGGCGTGTCTGGCCGAAAGAGCGTGCCCGTTCGACAAATTGCGCAGCAATTTGAACCGAGCCGCGCAGCGGCGAAGCCCGCAGGGTCACAACAGCCGCCAGGCTGTTGTGAGTCATCGTGTCAGGCGCGCCGGACCGGCCCGTTCGACAAATGCGCCAGCATTTGCACCGAGGAGCCGGGGGGCGCCTGGCCCGGCGAAGCCCGCAGGGTCACAGCAGCCCCCAGGCTGTTGTGGGTCAATCGTGTCAGTGGTCCGGCAACCTCATCACCGCGCATTGCCCCCGTGCGTGGCCAGCAGCACGATCAAAAACAGGATGATCCCGGTCATGATCACGGTATCGAGAATGCCCAGGGTATGGTCTTCTTCCAGTAGTGAAGAAAGCGTGTAGAAGGTAGGGAAGAGGAACAGCAGTAGCAGCATATTGGATACAGTGAATTGCAGCGGCAACTCCGGGTGGGCGGGATTCAGGAATGTCTGGTACACGGCGATGCACAGCAGCGTGTAGGGCAGTACCAGGAACATGACTTGGGTGATCCCGCCGAACGCATTTGCCAGGGCAATGCCGTATTCCCGCTTCCGGTGTGACTGCCAAAGGATGACGTACTCGCTCATGCCGGCGAACAGCGCGAGGATCAACGCCGTCAATATCGGGTTGAAGTGCAGTTCGCTCAACATGGTATCCGCGAACAGCGACACCTGGTGCCCGCCAATGAACGCGCCCAGTGCGCCGGTAAAAAACAGCAGGGCGATCAAGCGCAGCGAGCTGGGCCTGATGTTTTCATAAACGCTGTCCAGCCGCTGCTCTATGTCGCTACTGGACATGTCCAGGTTTTCCCGGACCTCTTCTTCCTCCTCGGCATAACTGGTCACCAACTTGTAGACGTAAACGCCAAATATGCACAACAGAATGAGGCTGACGAAGACGAGATCGATGGCGTCAAAGGCGTCTTTTTCCTGTCCCGATGAGCTGAAGGCCAACATGACGAGGCCCAGTATCAGCCCCATGGACCCGCCCCCGATCAGTATCTGGGTGCCGGCCTCTGTAATCGGCACGGGCATCACGTACTTCCCGTATTTATCCTTGGGCAGGAAGTAGGAGTAGAGGCTGAATACCAGCGCGTTGTTGTAGATGGTGATCAGCGCGATGACGAACGCCGTTAACGGGCTGACGGGAACGATGAAGGCGATCACCACCAGTTCCGGGGTGGTGGACAGAATTTCCGACAGGGTTCCGGCGGTGTAATGGTTCCAGTGCAAACGCGCTGCCAGTCGCTCCGTCGCGGTGACCAGTATCTCGCAGGCCGCCATCAGTACAACCAGCCCCGCGACCAACTGAATCAGGGCGATCACTACCAGTGGGATTGCCGGAAAAGCCGAGACCAGGATGTACTGCCCGCCGCTGAGCGCAAAGCCAATTGCCAGGCGTACGAGCCAGGGTGGTGCGGCGGGAAAACGGTGGATAGTGCCCAGCTTGACGATCGAGAGCCGGTCAGGGTCTATACCGCTTTCCCTGAGTGCCTCGTCGACGTAGGGCGCGGTCTCGGGCAGGCCCGCAGTGGCGACTTCACTCTTGTGTCGACTATTGGACAT